CTAAAATGTCACAATCGCCGATGGATTGACGCCCGAGAGTTTGGTCAGCAATCCATCGACGGAGTTTTTGTTCAGGGCTACCTGAACTACGGGCTAGATGTCCATGGGTTATTCCGATAATTTTCCCATGAACTTCTACTGTCAAACTTAACTCATCTTTTGGAATAGCAAAGCGAATATGACCATAGGCTTCAGGATTGGCTTGGAAGATTTCGGCAACTGATTCAACTAGGGCTACATCATCGTTATCATTTAAGGTTGTAAAGGCTTTACCGTTTTTGCGGTTCTCACCATGATTTCCACCAATCGCCGCGACTGTAATATCAGGGACAACCTTCGACCAACGGATAAGAGCATCTCTTAGGAGACGACGGGCAATTTTTACTTGGTCTCTTCTATCGACCTCAACTGTAAAAGTTTGAATGTCATAGTGACCGTCGCACCCTTCAACTAAATCTCCTAGGCAAAGAACGGTGATTGAATCAATGGGGCGACCAATTTTCTTTAACTCTTTAATTCTAAACTCAACATCATCAATAGCCTGAAGCCATCGACCTACTAAACCTTTTAGACCATCGCCATCGCGTTTACCTGTTTGCCAATCTGAGGCACATACAACAAGGCTTGCTCCACCAACAATAGGTTTGCGCTCGCGGGGTTTATGTTTCTTAATTTCTTGAATAAGAGATTCAATGTCGGCAACTTCTTGTTTGCCCTTGCGTACTACTTTGCCCTTCCATTGGCGATTAAGAATTCCTAAAGTATCGCCCCACACATTGAAAAGAACTGGTTCTACTACTTGGAAATGCTCGGGGTCTAATCCCCACATTCGAAGAACTCCTGACCAATCAGGCGCGTTATCGCCTTCCATTGGTTGAGTTGTTACGGTTCCTTCTTCGCCTTGCCAAGTAACCCCAGGCAACCATTCTGCCTGTCTTTGACGAGGTTCAGTTTTTTGAACTGAATTCATCTCGCTAGTTTTAAGCAGATTATCTAAAGCATCATCAAGACTCATTCGGACACTTACACCCATCTTTTCCAAATAGCCTTCTACGATGTCTACGCATAACATCAGAGCCTACCGTAATGCCAAAATCTGCTAAGACTTCTACTAAGCGAGCAGAATTAACTTTTTCGTTTAGTAGTATCTCTTTGAATTTTGTTTGTAACGGTTCAGGTAATTCTCTTGTAATTCTTCCTACCGAACAACCTTCTTGTATTTTCCAAATACCAACTAAATTATCTAAGGCAGAAGCAAAATCATCCTGATTTATTTTTGGATTTACAACGGGGGCATCGGATACTCCACGGGCGCGTGGCGCTTTCGAAGAGGAGTCTGTCGCATTTCCAGCATCGCTGGAACTCATCGAGTGTTGCGTTTCTGCCATACGGGTCCACCACTCTCTCTCTAGGAGCCTGTGGCTCCTCGTTTACATTCGCACTAGACATCTGAAATTCACCGACACTAGCGGACGATACTTTGGGTCTACTCCTAACAAGTTTACTGAACCCATTGGTTCAATACGCATAATATGTACCCCCGAGACCGTTTGTTCAAGCACCGACGCGAGCAACACGCGGATATTTTCTGCCTTGTCTCTAGCCGTTGGATAATCCTCACGACTTGCTCTACAAATAATTTGAAGCATTGGATAGTCAATACGGATTCCACCTGACCCCATTGTGAATGTAGGGGAACTACCAGCGTTCTCATAAATTGCTACGCAAGCATCGGGGGTCTCAGGTAAAACTGCCAAAAATATAGAGGTGCCTAAAGTGCCTTGGCTGGCATGAGCGCCAAAAGCGCTTGCCGTATTTTGTAGGTAATCACCTACTGATTCAAGAATAGTTGCCATTAGCCCCTGTGACCTTTCTCAATGATGTCGATAATTCTACCCTTTATGTTTTCTTGGATAGTGGACATGGCTTCCATGACAGGTTGCTCAAGATATTTAGCCTGTGTCGGTGGCTTATGGTAATTGCCAATAATTTCATGGACATAAAGAGCGTAAGGTGCGGCGGGACCACCATAGAAAATATCTACAAAATAGCCTTGATTTCCCATTTGTGGGGCGGATACTCCACCTGAGCCACGAAGTATGCCTGTATCTACTGGGACTAAAATCTGAGATTTAGCAAAGATGATATTAGCCTCTTCCCATATCGCTTGGGCTATGGCTCGAGGAGTATCTTCCTTACCAGCCTTGAGAGCATTGACTAATTCTTCATCACCGAATAAGTCGAATTTGAAGGACGACTTCGCCATAACTAACGCCCAAATCTGATGACGGTGTGATGCGCTCCGTTTTCGTCCGCGATGTTATCTACTCCATTGATGGTAAAGGTGTCCGCCCCGACGACCATTCTATGACCAACCGTGATTGAGGTCGCGGGACCATAGGTGATGAATCGTCCAATATCAACAACTTCAACGCCTTGAACATCTTTGGATTTAACTGTGTCATAAATCAGACGACCAGTAACGGTTGTACTGCTATTAGCAAAAGTAGGTTTGTTGTATTTATCAACCGAAGCCTTGGCGGTAAATACTACGGAGTCAGTCATGAACTCCGCGACCTTAGTGTAGATAGCGTCCATTGGCTACCTTATTCTTCTATGCGTTTGTCAGAAACATTATTTGGATTGTCGTGAATACCAGCATAAAAGTCAGTATTGAAATCATCCACAATTCTGTCGTTTGTAGATTTAAGGGCTTGAGCATTAGCGAATGGACGAGGCGGGGTCTTTCGCATACCTCTTGCTAAAAATGAATTGGCTAGTTCTTTGTACTGTTGAGCCTTGGCTGTGTAAGATTCAGATACGGAAATATCTCCAACGCTCTTTGAGGTTGAATCTGAGAGACGGACAAAACGCGACACTAGAGTCTCACATGCCGCCCTTGAAATCTCGTAAACATTACCGCCCCACTCAGTAATTAAATAATCCAATTCCTCATCTGTAAATAGAACATCGCCCGAGTCCACATCATTGATAAGAAAGCGCACCTTATTACGGGTGCTAGTAGTTGGGTCACCTGAGTAGGTAAAAGTCATTACATTCCACCAAGCATAAAAGAGGTAACATAAGAAAAGTTCTCGCTCACGGTTGCTGGCGCAATGTCTGAAGTTAGGGCAATAGTTCCTGTTGAGGTAGGGAGCGTCAATGTACCTGAATTAACAATGGTAGAAATTACAGGCGAGGTTAAAGTTTTGTTAGTAAGTGTTTGAGTCGCGGTTGCCAAAACCACGGTTCCAGTTGCGTCAGGAATTGTTACTACTCTATCAGCGGTAGGGTCTATAACTGTTAATGTCGTCTCATTACCATCAGGGGTTGAACCTTCAAAGACAATACTTACTAGGTTGGTCTGACCAACAAAAGAATCAAGAAGAGTATCGACATCCGATGCCAAGTTCTGAATATCGGTATGAACGGCAGGGTTGTCTCCCGCTTGGGGAAACCGCAAACCTTTAGTTGTTGTACCTGCCATAATTTACTCCTTACTCAATGGGTGCTTCTACCCAAGATAAACTTTCTTCATTCCAAAAGTATCTCTTATTATCGGGAGGATAAGGGAGAGGCGCTTCCCAACGGCGAGTGCTTTCGTTCAATAGCCAAGATGGATAAGGCTGAGGCGGAATAAAATTATTTCCGTTGTAACTCCAACCTATACCGCCATCCGTAAGTTCTACATAACTATCTTTATCGGGTAGTGAATTGATAAAATTGTCATCTGCGATAATTACATTTACAACCAAATTATTTCCATCTAATACAGCAAAAGTTTTCATGCTGTGTACCTCAAAATAACCATACCAGCCTTGCCATTTCCTCCAGGACCACAACCTGGACCAGCCTGATAACCGCCAGCACCTCCGCCACAACCAATAGCAGATGCCGCACCACCTGATGAAGAGTTGCCACTTCCGTTGCCCGCTCCAGTACCACCACTTCCACCACCAACATTTTCTCCACCACCACCACCGCCTGAACAAATTACTGTCATTCCACTAAAACTTAGTGGAAAATTTGCTGAGGTTAAATTGCCATCAATAGTTGATAATGATTTACCTGCGCCACCATTACCAGCATTACCGCTAGGACCAGTACCTACCGCAGTTGCACCACCACCGCCGCCGCCAGCATTACCAGTACCGCCACCACCTGCGAATGTGTTGGAGCCAACAGCCGCGCCCCCAACATGACCATTTTGTCCGCCACCACCGCCCGAGCCACCACTCAAGCCTTCAACATAAGCAGAACCGCCACCACCTCCGCCATTCGCAGTTATTGTTGATGTTCCTGCGAACGAACTATTGCCACCTCTTGTGCCTCCATTACCGCCAGCGCCTCCAGTACCTTGCGCTCCAACAATTACATTATGGTCTGAACTTAAGGTTTGTGTTTGGAAAAAAGAAGAACCTTCAATAGCACCACCGCCACCACCGCCGCCGTGGAATGAACCACCACCTCCGCCACCACCGACAACTAAAATATCAACACTTTTAGTGTCTCCCATTGAAAAAGTGCCACTAGATGTAAATATGTGATATTTGTATCCCCCCGCAGTTACTATTTCATTTCCGCCAGTAGGAGGACCTGTTCGACCTTGATTTCTACCAAATCCCCTAGCGGAACCTCCCGCTAGGCTACCCAAAATAGGCATATATCTTCTCCTTCAATTCTTTAGATTATGCGAATTTTTGTTGTGTTTCCAAGACGGTAAATGTAGCAGAAGCAGTCTTAATAATGGTGAATGAATAAGCATCAATAGCCGAGGCGTTTCCAGCAGAAATCGTAGCGGGTACTTTTGGAGTTACAGTATTTCCATCAATTTGAATCACATTGGGATAGTAAGCAGTTGCTCCATTGGTATTGAGCCAAACAAGAGTAATTGCATCTCCAACTGCTAGAGCGGTATTGAGGGAGACACCTGAACTGTATCTAAAGTTAAGAGTATGGTTTGCTGATGCGTTTGAGGTGTAGTACCAAATTGAAGCAGTATCTACATCAAAGTTAATTGTTCCAGTCGCCGCAGAAGCGACAACATTGACATCTTCTTCAAGACCCTTAATAACTGTATCTTTAAGTGTCCCTCCCGTAACAGCAGGTGAAGTTAAAGTCTTATTTGTAAGAGTTTCTGAGCCAGCCAACGAAGCAATATCAGCATCAGATACAGCAGTATTTAACTCAGCGAGTGTGGCTGTAACTGTGTTTGTAGCAAGACTGATTGACTTATTCGTGAGCGTTGTAGTAGAGGAAGCGGTAACAGTAATATCTGAAGTTAGCGCTATCGTTCCAGTAGTTGTTGGAAGAGTTAAAGTTCCCGTATTTGAAATTGATGAAATTATTGGTGTTGTTAAAGTTTTGTTGGTAAGGGTATCTGTTGAAGAAGTGGTAACAACATTAACGCCTTCAATAGTTACCACACCAGCAGAAGCGCGAGCAAGAGTTGTATCTGTTGCGTGACCTAGTTCAACGCTTCCTACGCCGATAGCAGTAGAAGTTGAGGCAGTAATTCCGCTAACTGGTAATCCAGTTGCGTTGGTAAGAGTTCCTGACGCTGGAGTTCCAAGTGCGCCACCTGAAACAAGGATGGCGTTACCTTCAATAGATACAACACCACTAGAAACACGGGCAAGAGTAGTATCACTTGCGTGACCTAACTCAATCGCAGTTGCGCTTGCTGTTCCAAGGGTCGGTGTAGTAAAGGTAGGGCTAGTAGTAAAAGCAAGAACGCCTGTTCCTGATTCATCACTAATAAGAGCGGCTATATCTGAGGATGTACCACCTTGGATATTAGTTATAGGTACTTTACCGTTGGTTGTTATTGCCATATTATGCTATCTCGCTTCCAAATGCGTTAAAAGATAAATCTGTTGTTGATGCGCGGACGGTGATAATGTCTGAAGCGTCTACTGTAAGACCTAAAGTGTAAGCCGTGGTGCTGTTACCTCCAGCCGTCACATCATAAACAATGTAATGCTCAGCGGCTAGTGTCGCTCCGTTGGGGCGAATTGCGATTCTGTATGTTGCCGAGGACGCCCCTTGATTAGCAATAGTCAAGGTTGAGATGACTGTTTGTGTTGCGGCAGGGCAAGTATACAGAGTCGTATTTGTATTAGCGGCTGGATTTGATTGACCCAAGACCTTGTAAGTTGTTGCCATACGGTTATCCTCCGATTAAAAGTAATGGACTGATTGTAGCAGTCGCTTGATTTGTGGCTGTTGTAGCACTTGCTGAGGCTGACGCTTCAAATCCCTCGGCTAAAGTAACAAAGGCGGAAATGTCATTCCCGTCTAGGCTATAAGTTGCTGAGGTCAAGGCGGTGTATGTGGCAAAAGCAGTATCTAGCGCTGTATAACTAGCGTAGGTACTTGGGATATACCAATACTTTCCTGAAGCAAGAATTTTATCTGTGGTTTGATTTATTTCTACATCTAAGGCGTCTATATCTGCCTCGAGAGCCGACCAAGTTGTTTGGTCAATAAGTTGTACAAATGTTTCACTAAGGGTTGGATTTGGGCTTATGTCGGCTAAATCTAAAGAGCCAACCGTGTTGTAAGGTATTGAAATTGTGTAGGAGCGACCTCCGATAAAAGACTCTTCTACCGTGTAAGTAAAGGTAGTTGGGACAATATCAGGGTCATTAGTCGCGGGTAGAGTTACGGAAAAAGCACCATTAGTGAGAGCCACAACAATACTTGAGGGAGCAACCATTTGGTCATCCGTACCATTACGAAGAACTTCGCCAAGGGTAAAACGAACCTGTCCTTGGATTGCGGTGCCTTCGTAATCTATGTAATTACCAGTAATTGTGACGGTGGTTAAGGAAGGTGCGAGTGCCATTTAACAACCCACCAAAAAAAGTAAATCTAATTTTTGAGCCACGGCGTTCTCAGCGGTTTGCTTATGAGTCAAAGCGTTTTGTACTGCTGTTTCTAAATCATCAGCGTTAGTTTCTGCGCCGTCAGTAGCAACCTCTAAGTCTGTTAATAAAGTGTTATAGGTTGTCAGGTCGGCTATTGGTACATACGGTTCTGCCACTTTACACCCCCATTAACAAGAATTGATTTGAATTGTAATTGTCTAATTGGCTTGCGGCGTCTGCCGCATCGTCAGCATGAGCCTCGGCATCATCCACATATTCATCGGCGTCTACAACTATTACTCGAATGTTTTCAGCATCGTTATATCGCAAAAGGAGAGCCTGATATTGGTCTACGGTTATGTATGACGCCGCTTCAGTTGATTCAAGGGCAGGAAGTAAGTCTGCAAGATTTTGGGTTGTATTGGCTACCGATAAAGGAAGAGCAACTTCAATAGTACGACCACGCGTAAAATTTTCTTGGATTTCATAAATAAAAGGTTGAGGGGTCACATCGGTGTCACTTGTCACAGGTAAAACAATAGAAAATGAGCCTGTCGCATCAAATGTTTTTTGAATGGCGGTTGGCAAAATAATTACATTGGCTGTGACTTCTTTGAGGATAGTTTGCGGAGTAAAGGTAATAGAACCACGAACAGGGTTACCAACTAAATCAACATAAGTACCTATAACGGTACAGGTTGAAAGAGATGCTGGTAGAGCCATTTATTATACTCCTTGATACAAAACATTTACGGTCTGAGTTGATGAGGCAACTATTCCGTAAAAAGATTCTCCATTTTGTAAATCAACAGACAAATCTGTTCCAGCCAATAATATGTAACCGTAGTCAGAACTTGTTACACCTGTGCCACCTAAATAGACAGTATTTCCACCTGAAGGGTTTTGAACTAAAATTGTTTGTCCATCTTTACCCGCCGCGGTTTTTGACAATAAAGTTTCTGCTGTTGTTATAGATATTCTTGCGTGTGCTATTGCCATATAAACTCCTAAGAAAGAAAAGGGCGACTCATTTTACTGAATCGCCCCTTACACTATTCGGCGACTTCTTTTGTTTTCTTTGGCTTTTCAGCCTGTTTTGTTTCCTCTGAAACATTATCTTCAATGATTTTGATGTAACGATTATTAGCCAAAGACTTAGCGTGACGCCAACCTTTGACCTCTACGATGTCTCCAGCCACAAGTTTGCGACCTTCAACGAGCATTGATTTTAAGATTTCGGCTTTCATATTACGCAGTCATGTCAATCCACACATACGAAAATGTACGCGCTGTGTCGTTAATTCCTGATGCTGTTGGATTGTAAAGATAAATTGATACTGTGTCCGCGGCTGAAATAGCGGCTCCACAGAAAATCAAATCATCGTTTAGGTCTGATGGTGGATTTACAATAATGATGTCGGTTGTCTTTGCACCTGTAAGAGTGAAAGTAACTGAACCTCTAGTAGTTGCCGCTATTGAAGCAGGGTCTACTGAAGCCGTACCAAAATCTAATCCATACACCATGTCGCCAGTTGATGCTTGAATTGCACCGACTGAAACTTCGCCTCTTGAAATACGATTTACTTGTGGCATTTATTCCTCCTAAATAAAGAAGGGAGCGGGACGGTCAAAAGTCCCACCCCCTTCATTGACTAATTAAGCAACGATGGTATCCCAAAAGTAGCCGAGGTCAGAAGAGATGACTTTGTTATCGAAAGCCATTTCTGCTTCAACACGGTCTGACTTAATGGATTCCATGCGGAACTGTGATGTTCCAATAGTTGCACCTAGTCCACCTGATACGCCAGTCCATGAGAATGTGTATCCAGCGGAAGGTGTCATAAGTCCAGGCTGAGGAGCAACATAAGCAAGAAGAGCCTTCTTACCATGAGCAAAGCCATAGGCTTCTGCGGCGCCTTCAACATTTGTTGCCTTGACTGCCTTAGCAACCATAACGCGAGGGATGTCAAACATTGCGGCTAACATATCGGTTGTGATTGTTTGTGAAGATGTGTACTTAATGCGGTCTACCAAGTCAGGGTGATTCTTTAGTGCCTTGAATACATCGTATCCAAGAACCAAAGTGTTCGGTTCCATGCCTGTTGTGCCTAGCATTTCTGACTTACCATTCTCAATATCTGAGATTGGGTCTGAAGAAGCGTAGTCACTCCATTGCTTTGTCTGTCCTGATGATGGAGTTCCTGCGACACCAGTTACATCGTCTGCCCAAATACCTGTGGTAAAGAAGTCAGAAACAAACTGAAGTTCTCTACGAAGCATTAGACGGCGAGTAACGAACTCTGTTGCCTCACGAAGAGGATTTAGAGGAGCGTCTGCGTTAGCAACAGTTTGGTCATCAACATCTTTGTGGAAAGCCCACACATCTGCTGAATATGTTCCTGTTGAAAGATTGTAACCGCCACCAGCAGATTCAGTTCCAGGCGCACGGCGTTGAGCCTCATCGCGGAACCAATCGTTCTTGGTGTAGGTAAAGTATTTATCGCTCTTCTTATCGACAGGAATTACTGGGAATACCTTGTCAGCGATAAAGTTTGTTTGGTTTTGTAGGTATGCAACTGAGATGTTTGTCAGAATTGCATCAATGTGTACTGAGTTTATATTTGGCTGTGGCATTTAGTTTTCCCCCTATGCCGCTCTACCTGAGGAAGCACAGTTGATTACTGCGGTTAGAATTTCATCTGACGCCGCAACTTCTGTAAGTGCTGTTCCTAGGATATATTGAGTGGTGGCAGTACCAACAGTAATACTGTCAGCCTTACCAATGGATGTAGTTGAAAGAACTGCGCCCTCAGCAATGGCTTCACCAGCAACTAACTTGGTGCCACCGACAACAAGAATTTCTGCTTCTTGTCCTGAGGTTGGTGCGTTCTGAAGAACTCCGATGGGACGGTCTGTATTAGCCGCGCATGTTACTGCTTCCCCACTTGAATTCAACTTAACGAACCTATACTGCAACGCGGAAAGGTCTGCACCTGCTACGAGGGTGACCTTTACCGAGTAATTAGAGATTTCGTATGCCATGTTTATTTAGCACCCTTCTCGGATAGGTATTGGCTATAAAGGTCAGGGTTTTTTGACGCAACATCGGCAATGGCTTGTGCCATTGATGTAGATGCTCCCTCTTCAACGGCAGACTTAGCAAGCGTAGTCATACGCTCATAAGCATTTCCTGATTTGAAGTCTGCGGATTTGCCTATCTCCGCAAAAATTGATGCTGATTCAGCCTGAGCATTTACGGAAGAAAGAATTTCTTCAACGCTCTTTGCTAGGTCAGAATCGGTCTCGGACAAACGGCGAAGCGCTGGTCCAACTTTTTCGGCATTGAGATTGAGGTTAGCCCAACCCTTTGCCTTCTCTACTGATTGAGCATCAGCACGGGCTTCACGCTCTTTACGAAGTTCAGCGGTTGCCTCATCTGCTTGCTTTTTCAAGTCTGTAATCATTTTAACAACTGAAGTAGGAGCGGACTTTAGATATTCCTCTTCCTCTTTCTTTGGTTCCATTGAGTCTTGACCCATCGCCATTTCAACTTCCTCTTCAGGTTTCTTGTATTCCTTCTCGGCGAGTTTGGCTTCGAGTTCAGCGATACGGGCTTGCGCCGCCGCTAGTTCTTCCTCAACGGTTTTTTCAACCTGTTCTTCAGTTGCCTCGGTAGTTTTGTTATCCTCCATATTGGAGTCCTCCTTGGTCAGCGATTTGTCGAGAACCCTCTGTACTTCAGATTCGGAGGCTGACTTCATTACGAGCCAACCCTCATGTAGATGCGCTGGATGGTCTACTCCACTCGTCTCTTCGATAGCAAGATTCACCATTTTGCGAGTACGGGGTTTAGACAATTTATGCTCCTAACAAACTAGAGGTGAGTCTTTTAGCATTGGGCTAATAAAACTAACCTCGGGTCTTGACACGCTTAGAATACCATAGGTGTAAT